AATAAACCATCTTTGGTAATTGGTATTTTTATGTCGTTTTATGACGTTCATATAAACCGTATACCTTATGCTGGAGTTCTTTCATATAAACCATTGGATCCTATAGAATCTATGAATAGACCAATGTTAGCAACGGAAAAAGACATTTTAGATATGGCTATTAACCCTAACAATATGGAGTATCTAAAATATAATGAAAGAATGAGAAATACTATATATTCTACTAAGTTAGATTATACTTATGATTTGGTTCAAATAGCAGATGAGGATGTTAATGTTATTGCTCATTTTGTTAGTAAACAAAAAGAACTTATGTGTCAAAATGAAAGATTTAGTTTGATTAGATGGGGATCTCAAGTTGACTTAGTCCTTCCTTTAGATCCTAGATTTGATTTTGAATTATTATTAGATGATGAAATGCATGTTGAGGCAGGTAAAGATAAACTGGTTCGAATAAATTTCAAATAATAAAAAAATTCTTAAGTTAAAATAAGAGGCTCCAGATTTGGGGCCTTTTTTGATATTTATAATAAATGTAGTTTCATGGCTAAATCAAATATTGAAAAGATTCCACCCAAAGGTGATATTAGATTTTCTATTTCTTTGAATGAAGAGCAAAAACAAGCTAAAGAATTAATATATCAAAAACCTTTTAGTTTTGTAATAGGAAAGGCAGGATCAGGAAAAACATTACTTTCAGTACAAGTTGCACTTGATATGTTCTTTAAAAGACAAATCAATAAAATTGTTATAACACGCCCAACAGTTTCCAATGAAGATAATGGATTTTTACCAGGTTCATTAGAAGAGAAATTAGAACCATGGTTAGTCCCTATCAGATCAAATATGCGAAAAGTGTATAATAAACCTGATATTTTAAATAAAATGGAAAGTGAGGAAAATATTGAATTAGTTTCATTGACTCACTTTAGAGGTAGAACATTTGAAAATGCTATTTGTATTATAGATGAGTTCCAAAATTTAACTAAACAACAATTACAAATGTGTTTAGGAAGATTAGGTAAAGATTCATTTATGATTTTTACAGGAGATAGCCAACAAATTGACTTAAAATACAAAAATGACTCAGCAATTCATGAAGTTGCAAAATTAGAAAAATCTCAGTTTGTAAATAAAATTATTTTACGAGAAAATCATAGACATGAGGCATTAAATGAAATATTTGAATTATTAAAAGGTTATGAATAATTTAATATTTATTATAAAACATAACCATGGCAGATTTAAACGTTCTTATTAGAGAAAGAATAAACCTTGAAGGTACTGAAAGAGGTACAGATTATAATTTAACTCTCACAGAAGTCAATTATATAGATAATAGAATTATAAATTGCCCTTCAGGATCAACAACTACAATAGCTACTTTTGGATCATTACCAGGTGCAGGTCAATTTGTAACTTCAAGTTTAAAATATGCTAGAGTTACTAATTATTCTTCTACTAATCCATGCCGATTAAAAGTTAAAAATGATCAAGAAGAAGGTACTAGTTTTATAATTGCCCCTAAAGGTTCATTCTATTTATCTTCTATATATCAAAGTAATGATGTTAGTTCTTTTCCTAATATTACTGAATATGTTACCTCTTTAGAAATTACTCCTTCTGGAAGTGATGTTAAAATTGAATACTTTATAGCAACTACTTAATAATATATTATGAATGTACCTATTTGGCCTGGATCATCTTCTTTCAACCCCGGGGATACTCCTTTTGGTTTTTATGATTATGATCCCCAATTTCAATATGATGCTGATAAAGTAGCAGTATTTTGTTCTAGAAGATTAGGATACCCTTTAAATGATATAGAACTACAAGATATAAACTTTTATACTGCATTTGAAGAAGCCATAACTACTTATGGTAATGAGGTTTATGCTTTCCAACTATCTGAAAATTATTTAGATTTGGAAGGTATGGCTACTGGTTCAGCTGTAAATAATCAACTGATTAGACCTAACTTAGCTTCTATTATAAGATTATCATATGAATATGGTACTGAAGCAGGTGTAGGAGGTAACGTAACATGGAGAAGAGGAGAAATCTCTATGTCAGCTAATGTTCAAACATATGATTTAGATACATGGGCTATTGAACAAGGAATAACTAGTGGAGATTTAGAAGTTAGAAGAATATTTTATAGAGAAGCTCCTCCTATTATAAGATATTTTGATCCTTATGCAGGTGTGGGTACTAATCCTCAAGGATTAATGGATGCCTTTGGTTTTGGAAGTTACTCCCCAGGGATAAATTTTTTAATGATGCCCTTAAATTTTGATTTACAAAGGATTCAAGCTATTGAATTTAATGATAATATTAGAAGATCAAATTATTCATTTGAATTGATTAATAATCAATTAAGAATATTCCCTATACCTACTCAAAATTATACTTTATATTTTGATTATATTTTAAAATCAGATAGAAACAATCCATTCTTTAGTGGTAGTTTATATAATGGAGTAGCTACTAATGTATCTAATGTACCTTATAATAATCCTACATATTCTTTAATTAATGCTATTGGTAGACAATGGATATTTGAATATACATTAGCTTTATGTAAAGAAATGTTAGGTTATGTACGAGGTAAATATCAAACTGTACCTATTCCTAATGCAGATGTTACTCTAAATCATGCTGATTTAATATCAGCTGCTACTACTGAAAAAGCAGCTTTAATAGAAAGATTAAGAGGATATTTAGATGAAACTTCTAGAAGTAAACTTTTAGAAAAGAGAGCTTTAGAAGGAGATAATGTTCAAAAAGAGTTATCTAAAATACCTTACCCAATCTATATAGGATAATTATGTGCGCTTTATTTGGTCGTCAACGTGATATAAGTTTATTTAGACACATCAATCGAGAATTGTTATGGGATGTTGTTACTCAACAAATTGCATATTATAAAATTAAAATTGAAGAAACCTATACCAATTTATATGGAGAATCTTCTAATGGTTATATATTTGCTGAACCTGTTTTATTAAATTGTAGAATAGAAAGAGAAGGCCAATCACAACCTTTAACAGATTTTGGACCTGATTTTGCTTGGGGTACAACATTCATGTTTTTAAGAGATGATTTAGTAGATGCTAATCTAGTACCTGAAGTAGGAGATATAATTATGTATTATGATACTTACTACGAAGTAGATGAAACAAATGCTAACCAATACTTTATAGGAAAAAATCCTGATTATCCTTATGATCCTAATCCTTTAAATCCTGGGTTAGAACAATTTGGGTATAATGTATCTATAATATGTAAAACCCATGTTGTACCTGCTGATAAGGTTGGGATAACTAAAGAAAGATTATAATGGCAAATCAAGGAAAAACTCCTATACCCAAAACTCAAAAGGAGATAAGTAACTCTCTTATTAATCCTTATGATACTACTAGAGGTAATCCTAATACTTCAGGTGAGTTAAATAGAGGAAATGAAATTTCTTTTAAAAATGATACCACAAAACCATTAGTTGTAAGTATTAAAGATGTTGATGAATCTATTATGTATTACTTTAATGAGGTAATTAAGCCTTATGTGATACAAAATGGGCAACGTATTAATGTACCTATTATTTATGGAAATCCTGAAAGATGGAAATCAGTTCAAAAAGATGGCTTTTATAGAGATAAGAATGGGAAAATAATGGCTCCTATTTTAATGTTTAAGCGAAATGATATTAATCGTGTTAAACTTACAACTAAATTAGATGCCAATCATCCATTAAATTATTATTACTTCCAAAGTAAATATACTACTAGAAACACTTATGATAAATTTAATATTCTAAATAATCGTATCCCTGAAAAGCAATTATATGCAGTTACAATCCCAGATTATGTAAATATCTCATATGAATGTGTAATTTATACTTACTATGTAGAACAAATGAATAAAATAGTAGAGGCTATAAATTATGCAGCAGATTCATATTGGGGAAATCCTGAGCGTTTTAAATTTAAAGCAGGAATTGATTCATTTACTACTGCAATAGAATTAAGTGAAGGAAGTGAAAGAGTAGTTAAGTCTACATTTGGAATTAATATGTATGGTTATATAGTTCCTGATGTTCCTCAAAGAGATATTTTATCACAAAAGAAAATGTCAACTAAATCACAAGTAGTATTTGGTATAGAAACTGTAGCAGATATAAATCAAATTGGAAACCAAAATCAAATTGATACAAATAATCCAAATAACACAGATATAAATTTTTAATGTTTTTGAAATCTTTTTAATATTTATAAAATGAACAATAAAGTCAAGTTATCTCAAGAAGAACTTCAATCACTGAAGTTGTTGCAAGAAAAGCAAAATCAATTAGTTGTTAAGTTTGGTCAATTAGAGTATGAAATCCAAAATTTGGAACTTCAAAAAGAAACTGCAATTGATCAATTAAGTAAATTAAAAGAAGAAGAAGAACTAATTGGAAATCAATTAACTCAAAAATATGGTAATGGTTCTATAGATATAGAATCTGGTTATTTTACAAAATTAGAATAAAAATAAAAATTAAAAAATGGCAGAACAAATAGTATCACCTGGTGTATTTGCAAGAGAAAACGACCAGTCATTTATCCAACCCGCACCTGTAGAAGCTGGGGCTGCTTTAGTAGGTCCTACAGTTAAAGGTGCTCCTTATGTACCTACTTTGGTAACTTCATATAGTGATTACCAAAATAAATTTGGAACTACTTTTACTAGTGGAGGACAAGTTTATACTTTCTTAACTTCAATTGCCGCCTATAATTACTTTAATGAAGGAGGTGAAACTCTTTTAGTTACTAGAGTAGTATCAGGTGGTTTCTCTAATTTTACTTCTGCAACTTCAACTGCTATTAGTAATAGTAATAGTGATATAGCTTTTGAACTTAGAACTATTTCAAAAGGAATTATTCAAAATTCAACTAGCTCAGAAGATTCAAATGGAGCCTTAGAAAGTGGATCTAAAGATAATATTAGATGGGAAATTTCTCAAGCTAGTACAGGATCAGGTACATTTACACTCTTAATTAGAAGAGGAAATGACATTACAAATGAAAAAACTATCTTAGAAACATATGCTAATATCTCACTTGATCCTTTTTCAGAAAATTACATATCTAAAATAATTGGTGATCAAGTACTAACATTACAAGGTAGTGG